GGTCTATGCGTGGTGGGGAACTTTGGTAGTAGTACTCGCTTCGATTATAGTGTGCTTGGCGATTCTGTCAACCTTGCTGCTCGACTAGAGTCTAGCTGTAAGAACTATGACACGGACTTAATCATATCTGAGTACAGTCTAGTAGACGGATATGACTACAAATTCTTAGACGAAGTTACGGTCAAAGGAAAGTCCGAGCCAGTTAAAATATATACCATCGAAAAATAGTACTTGACTTTCGGTACTATTTTTGGTATAATTTAGAAATAGTTGAGAAGATCTCAACACGAAGATTTAGGGAGAACTCAATGGACACAGAAAAAGTAGCCGCAGACTTGGCTAAACATGAAGCAGTATGTGCTGAGCGGTGGAAGACTGCGTTTAAACGTTTCGACGATATGGACGAGAACGTAAAAAGAATTGAGACTATATTAATAAGTTGCGCAGGAGCAATAATAGTTGGCGGATGCGGACTTATAATAGCAATGTCACAGTTACACTAGGAGAAAACAATGGAAATGGAATATACAAAAAAAGATATTAAAAAATCGCCTAAAATGAAAAAAGAAAAATTTAATTACGATGATTCAGGAAAAAGACCTTTGTGGAGCTTTGTAGTAGAAGGACAAAAATATGCTTTCGCCAAGAAAGAAGACGCAGAAATTGCTTATGCAAGGTTAGTTAAATGAAAAAAGATATAAAGAAACTACTAGAGAATGCTACTGCAGTAGATGATAAAGCTACTGTTGACAATGAGCTTTCTCCAAGGCAAAAGATTATACTTGCAAGAAAAAAGCAATTACAAAGACAGAGTAGACAAAAAACACCAAAATCTCTTAGATGACTCTAAAGATTATAAAAGTTACAGATAAGAAGAATCACAAAAATCGTTATGATATTTGTAAAAAATGCCCAAAATTTAACAAGATATGGAAAACTTGTAAAGAATGTGGGTGTTTTATGCCCCTCAAAACAAAAATAAGATGGGCTGAGTGTCCAGACGGACATTGGAGATAACTATGCCGAAGGGTAAAGGAACTTATGGATCAAAGGTCGGTAGACCAAAGAAAAAGAAAAAAGGTGGAAAGAAGAAAAAGTCAATGGGAGGCTTAACAGCAGCTCAGAAGAAACTACCTAAGGCTTTACAAGCAGCTATCTTGAAAAAGAAAAGAAAGAAAAAGTAATGCCTAGAAGAAGAGTAGCAAAAAAGAAACCTGTACCTACTAACCCTAAGTTATACGCACAAGTAAAAGCTCAAGCAAGACGTAAATTTAAAGTCTATCCTTCTGCTTATGCTAACGGCTGGTTAGTTAAAACTTATAAAAAACGGGGTGGAAGATATAGAATGTCTACTCCAAGGAAAAAGAAAAGATGATTGATTTTATAAAAACAAAGTTTACACAACTTTGGAATATTGTTTCAGGAAAAGATAAAAACTGGGACGGGTCTGTTGATATCAAAGATAAAATGATGGAAGCAGAAAACAAAACACAAAATGGCTAAACCAAAAGGCGGATTAACAAAATGGTTCAAAGAAGGTTGGGTAGATATATCCAGACCTCGTAAAGGCGGAGGTTACTCTCCTTGTGGGCGTAAATCAGCAAGAGGCAAAAAAGCCGGGGGATACCCTAAGTGTGTACCAGCAAGTAAAGCTAGAAGAATGACAAAAGCACAGATTCGTTCTGCAGTTACAAGAAAAAGAAAAGCTGGTAATCCAGGTGGTAAGCCAACAAGGGTTGCTACCTTTGCTAAAAAGGGCAAAAAGAGGAGAACTACTCGTAAAAAACGTTAGTCTTCTGTAAGGGAGAGTATGAATAGAGATACCTTTATTAAGGAACTCCATATAATCAACAGTCTTCTAGAAGAATTAGTTTCAAGAGCAACTGAGAAACTAGAAGAAAACAGAAAAGTTAGGAAACTTTTAAAGTTACCTGATACTGTGCACAATAAGGTAAAGTTAACAAACTACTTAAAAAATGGCACTAATAGTGCAAGCAAATAGGAGAAAATCATGGCTAGATCAGGCGGATTTTTAAGCGGACCTACTGGAGTACATGCTACTCAGAAGATTCGTAAACATAAACTCAAAAGAGGAGTTACAAGAGATATGAACTCAGCTGCAGGAACATTAGTAAACACTAAGAACCCTAACAGTATTGAGGCATTCAGATATTCAGCCGCGCCCAAAGGTGTCGGACCCAGATACGGAAAAACCTTAAATCCAAAGAAAGCAAAATTTGGTAAGAAAAGTGTTGGCAGAATATTAAAGAAAAAAAGATAGCTTATTAGTAACAAAATAGGCAAAGCTTACGCACAATTATTTATCTGGAGCGGCATAGCCGAACCGCGTAAGAAGAAGAAAAAACATGGCACTGACAAAAGGAGAAAAAGCAAGGCTTAAAAAAGCTGGACTTACAGGGTTGAATAAACCTAAAAGAACACCTAAACATCGAACTAAGAAAGCTGTAGTAGCTGTAAGAGTTGGAGGGAAGGTAAAAATCATACGATTTGGTGCACAAGGAATGGGGCATAATTACAGTCCTGAAGCCCGTAGAAGCTTCAAAGCTCGACATGGAAAAAACATTAGAAAAGGTAAGTCTTCAGCGGCATACTGGGCTAATAAACTGTTTTGGGCAGGTAAAGGTGGTTCTAAAAAGATGCCACCAAAATCACAAAAATATACTAGAGGATTAAAAAGAAGAAAATGAGTACTATACCTACTATTGACACTCGAAAGGCGTGGCTAGACGAATTACAAGTTCACACTCAAAGTAGTTTAATGAAAATTACTGAAAAGGAAGTGACTGGAAAACATGTATCTCCCGTAGAGTTACAGTATGCAAAAGTCTGTAGCGCCTACCTCTACTTATACAAGCTGGCTCAAGATAACGAAATACTGAGCGCAGATGACCCCGATAATCCATTTGACTTTGAGATTTTACATTGATTGATATTAGTAGAGCAGATATAGAATCAAAGTTTCTAATGGATTTAGACGCAGAAACGCGTTTTATTAAACTTCCTATAGAAGGATACATGGACTTATTAGGTATAACTCCTAATTCATCACAAACTGCAATTATCAATGCAATCAATAACCCTAAGTATAGATTTGTAACTGCTGCTGTCTCACGTAGGCAGGGCAAAACTTACATATCAAATATAATCGGACAACTTGTTTGTCTAGTACCAGATAGCCATGTGCTATTGATGTCTCCAAATTATTCTTTATCACAAATTTCTTTTGATTTACAAAGAGGTTTAATAAAACATTTTGATTTAGAGGTATTAAGAGACAATGCAAAAGATAAAGTTATTGAACTATCAAACAATAGTACTATTCGTATGGGTTCCATTAATCAGGTGGACTCAGTGGTTGGAAGATCATACGATCTTATCATATTCGACGAAGCGGCCCTCACCGATGGCAGAGACGCTTTCAATGTCGCACTTCGACCTACACTAGACAAAGATAATTCCAAAGCAATTTTTATATCTACTCCAAGGGGTAGGAATAATTACTTTGCGGAATTTTATTATAGAGGGTACAGTGAAGAGTTTCCAGAGTGGGCAGCTATCAAAGCTACTTACCATGAAAATCCTCGTGTATCAGAAGCTGATATTAAAGAAGCTAAGAAAACAATGTCAGAAGCAGAATTTCAACAAGAATATATGGCAGACTTTAATGTTTATGAAGGTCAAATATGGGCATTTAATCATGAAGAATGTATTGCTGATTTAACTGATTTTGAAACTAGAAATATGGATGTATTTGCAGGTCTTGACGTAGGGTATAAAGATCCAACAGCTTTCTGTGTTATTGCATATGATTGGGATGAACAAAAGTACTATTTATTAGATGAATATTTAGACTCAGAAAGAACAACAGAACAACACGCAGCTCAAATAAGAAAGTTAATTCAGAAGTGGGACATAGATTATATCTATATAGATTCCGCAGCTCAACAAACTAGATTTGACTTTGCACAAAATTATGACATTAGTACTATAAACGCTAAAAAGTCTGTATTAGATGGAATCGGACAAGTAGCAGGTGTAGTCGATAATGATCAACTCATAGTTCATCAAAGTTGTAGAGAATCTTTGATGGCTCTTGACCAGTATCAATGGGATCCTAATCCTAATTTAATGAAAGAAAGACCAAAACATGATGGAGCATCTCATATGGCCGATGCTATTAGATATGCAATTTATACATTTGAAACAACAGCCACCTCGTTTTAATAACACCAGTGAAAAACAGTTCTTGACTTTTGGTATAAACTTTTGTTATAATTCTTATTAAGAGTTAGATATGAAATTTAAAAGAGATTTAGTTAAATACGTACGAGATAAAGCTAAATCACAATATAAGAAAGAAAGCGAATGTTACATTTGCAGAAAAACGGACAATTTAGATTTTCACCATTATAATGGCTTAACCGAACTACTAGAAACTTGGATACGTAAAAATAATTTAAACATTGAAAAAGAGCAAGACATACTAGAGATTCGAGAGCAGTTTATCGGTGAGAACTATGAAGAAGTTTATGATAAAACAGTTACTCTCTGTCATCAGCACCATTTAAGACTACATTCAATTTATGGAAAGCGACCCAAAATAATCACAGCAGAGAAACAAGAAAGATGGGTCGAAAAACAGAGAAACAAACATGGCATGGTATGATTTTATATTAGGAAGACGGGATACTGAGGAAAAACTCAATCCGTCTCAATACGTTATATCCCGAAATGAGGGTATGACTATAGACAGCCAAGAAGTTGTCACTAATTACAGAAATTCATATGAACAATTAGAAATAGTTAATCGTGCTGTAAACATGATTGTAGACGATGTTTCGGAAATTCCTTACGCTGTAGGAGAACAAAGAATAGGTACTAATAACATTGTAAAGAATATTCGTAAAGTAAAAGTAGATCAATTATTAAATAAAGAGCCAAATCCTTTTCAGGATATTAGCACTTTTAAAAGAAACTTAATTATTGATTTATTAATAGATGGCAACATCTTTATTTACTTTGATGGTGCTCATTTATACCACCTACCTGCCGAAAAAGTCACAATTTATTCAGATGATAACACATATGTAGAAAAATATAGTTTTGATAATAGTATCGACTATAGTGTTAATGAAATTATACACATAAAAGAAAACAGTTTTAAATCCATTTATAGAGGCACTCCTAGACTTAAACCTGCACTTAGAACAATGCAGCTACTAGGAAGTATGAGAAAGTTCCAAGATAACTTTTTCAGAAATGGAGCAGTTCCAGGACTAGTACTAAAAAGTCCTAACACTCTTTCAGAAAAAATAAAAGAAAGAATGTTACAAGCCTGGAGCGTTAGATATAATCCTAATACAGGAGGAAGAAGACCTCTTATTTTAGACGGTGGACTAGAAGTAGATTCACTATCAAAAGTTAATTTTAGAGAATTAGACTTTCAAGAATCAATAAAAGCAAATGAAAGAATAATACTAGAAGCAATGGGCATACCACCAATCTTATTAGACGGCGGTAACAATGCAAATATAAGACCTAATCATAGACTATACTATTTGGAGACA